TTCTGCTTTTTCAGCTCCCTTTTTCCCTGCATCATCGTTATCATATAGTATATCTACTCCACTAATTCCTTGTAGTTTTAAAGTAGAAAATAAAGAACTTTTTACATTGACTCCGAAGGTAGTAATGGCATTAGTCATTCCCTTATCATGTAAGTTTAGCATATCAAATATACCTTCAACTATACAAATCCTATCTTTGATTGGTTCTACACTAGGGAACAGAGGTAAGGGTCTACCCCCAGGATGTATAAGGTATCTCTTATTTAAAGTACCTGTATCGTCTCTTCCCATAAAGCATACTATTCTACCTGTTATATCTCTTATAGGAAATACCAGCCTATTAATAAATTCTTTTTCAGCACTTTTAAATGCTTCGAATTTAGTATAAGTTTTAGAAGAAATACCTCTCCAAGAGCCTACATAGGGAATCATGTCCTTAGGAAATTGACACCCGATTCTATCCCATCGTAGTTCTTCTATTTTTCTCTTAATTCTTTCTTTGGAGGTTTCAAGTTTATTTACTTGTATCCCAAATCTAATGAATATGTTACCTTTATACCCGCAAGACATACACTGAAATATACCCAGTTCTTTATCAATTCTCATACTTGGGTTATTATCTTCATGTTTTGGAGAAAGGCATTTTATTAGATAGTCATTCCCACTAGTAGTATAGGAAATACCTTTATCAACCAATATCTGTGCTACTTTCACCTTTAACCTCTTCTTTTTCTTCAGACATTACTGTAGCCGACTCTGGGCCTACTTTTAATGTTTTCCAATTAATTGTTGAAGTAAAATCTTTGATTTCTGCGTTACGCATTTTTGAACACGCAAAGGTTATGCAATTATCCGACCTTTGGTGTGTATTAATAGTAAATGCGGCATCTGCGGCATCTAGTATTCCTTTCGCAAATCTAGCTTCTCCAGTAGAGTCAATCTGATAAGGGGCTATAATAGGGATCTCGTAATGTTGAGCTAAGCTTTTTAATGCTTTACTTATCTCAATTTGCTCCATCCATTCATACTGCCCATGCTTAGAGTTTACTGTTTGCTTCTTAATCTGGTTAATATAGTCCACTATAATTACTCTTGGACTTATACTTAAAACTTTCTTATCAATCTCGCTTCTAATTTTAGTTAGTGACAAAACTGGGTCGTAAATAATATCTACCTGAACTACTTTTAAAGGACTCTTAATTACTTCAGAGTGAAGTTGTTCAAAAGAACGATGCATTAAGTATTTTTTATAAGCCGCTTCCCCCTCTTCGAATCGACTACTCCACCATACTGCCACTCTTTCCCATTCAGGTACTGATAAATTTCTATTCTGTAAAGCAGACATACTTACATTTGTTGATACCGAGCATATACGCTGTAAAATAGCTCTTGAATCCATTTCGATAGTAAAGTACATTACAGAGCTTTTTTTCTCGAAAGTATTAGCAGCTATGTTAGCGCAAGTTAATGATTTACCTGCTCCCCTCATTCCTCCAATAAGGATAAGGTCTTTTGGAGAGAACTGTATTTCTGAGTCATATTCCGAGTTTAAACTTAAAGGAATATTTCTAGACATTTCCTCATCTGTAAAGAATAGAGGTAGTCTTCTCATATCATTTTCTACGTCTTTTAAGTCTACCTTACTTTCTACATCTACTACAATAGCTTGTAGGTTATCTAAGCTTTCTTCTGCGCTATCCACTGCTATAGAATTATCAATATACTTCTCAATAGCGGACATTATCTCTATTTGTGTATACTCATTCTTTAAATAGTCTAAAAGTTCTTTACAAGGGACATCCACACTCTCAGACTTTTCTAGTGAGAATACCTTTTCTAAAAGACTCTTATCCCTAACTGACAACTTTAGAGACTCAAACGATGGGATAGCAGAATACTCTGTAAAATGGTGTGATATTACATCATATATTTTACTGTATTCCTCTGCTAGATAATGTTTATGTAGATCTGCCCAGGCGTCAACATCATTTTCAGAGATAATTTTTTTGATGAGAACGCTAGCCAGATTCACACTTATCCCCCCTTACATTTTTATAAACGAAGAAAAGAAAGCGAGGGACTTTCATCTCCTCGCTTTCTGTAGTAACGAACTAGATTGTTCAGCCTGCGCTGGCTACTTTTTCTTTTTTGCTTGCGCCATCGTAGTTGGATGCCACTAGGCCGCGACGAGTTAGCATGGTTTTAATACCACGTACTGTCTTACCCAGCTTTTCTGCAATGTCCTCTACCGTCAAAGAACCGATATCACCGATGCTTTTAAGAGGATCTTCTTGGCGAGAAACTTTTACGTCTCGTTGCTTAGGAATTGCATCAATTTGCTTGGTACGCAGAAGCGACAAAGCCTTTCCACGAACACTATTAACCTGACGATTAAGAGCAGCTGCAATTTCTTCTACAAAGGCTCCTTTCTTTACCATCTTGATAAAAGTGGCTTCTTCAGCATCAGAATAGGTCTTTACCGATTCTGGCTTTGGGGTAGGACGAACATGAGAGGTCAATTCCATTGACAGAATTTTTCCCTGAATTTGCTTCGGGGAGAAGTGTCCGCTTTCGAACTGTTCTGCAATTTCCCCGTAAGTAAACTTACCACTGTTGCTCGTAACGAACGAAGACAAAACTTCTTCTTGTTCGTCTGAGAACGCCTTTTGAATGGTTGACGAAACCAGTTCAACTTCAGTACCCATTTTTCGTAGTTTACTGGAAATAGAACGAGCCGAAGTTTCGAAGTGCTCGGCTGCTTGAGCTACAGTTTCTTGTGAAACTGGGCTTTCGGCCCCTACAAACGTAGCCAATTCATCAGCACGTTCTTCGGTCCATTTTGGAAGTGTCTTACTCATACATAATCTCCTTAAGATTTTTTACAATTTTTACGCCAGTATCTCTGGCTTTTTTAGTTTTAGCGGACTCAATCCCGCTTTCATTTACAAGAATGGTTACATCTTTAGTTAAAGTATCTTTAACTTCGTAACCCAATTTTTCTAACGCGTCCTTAGCTTCTGTTTTATTTTTATAGGAAAGTAATTTTCCACTTATACATACTACGCCTTTCGTTGCAGCCTTGACATACTTTTTAACAGTATAATCTAACGGTAGATTTAAATAAGATTCCCTAAATATCATCCACCATTTCAATAGATTATCAGTAGCCACCGGCCCTAAGCCTGCCTTTACACATGTATCATAGTTTATATCCTCTATTGTAGATATAACCTTACACAACTTCTTACTGGCTGTTTCTCCTATAAGAGGTATTCCGAATGCTGGAAGTAGTTCTTCCAGAGAGGACTCAGTTGAGTCCATAATTTCTTTATATACCTTACAAGCTATCTTTGCCGACCCTAGAGATTCTTCTATAAAGAATAACTCCATTTGGTATATTTCTTCAATAGACTGTAGGTTCAACTTCTCTATAGTTGCTGGCCCTAGTCCTTTTATTTTTAGTGTTTTGGCCCAGTGTTCGACTCGCTTAGAATTTTTAGCATAGCAATCCGGGTTTAAACAATATAAAATATCGTTTTTCCACTCTAAAGACGAGTCACAGCTAGGACAATTTGATGGAGCCTCTATAGTCCTTAAGTCAGTCATCACAAGTTGTTCTCTCATCTTGATATACTATTATATGTGTAATTAGGTAAAAAGTCAAGACTTATTTTTTTACTGATATACTCTTTCTGTAATTCGAGGTATTATATCACCACTACGAATCACTTTTACCATACAACCCTCTTCTAGGCCTAAAGCCCTTATGTACTTCATATTGTGTAAGGTAGCTCTAGATACTACTGCACCCTCTATATCAATTGGGGTTAGTATAGCTATTGGGGATACAACCCCCGATCTTCCTACATTCCAGATAACTTGTTCCAGTTTCGTGATCACTCCTTCTTTTTGCTTTTTTAAAGCATATGCTCCTCTAGGGTGATGCGCTGTATAACCTAATTTTTCAAATTCCGCGTTATTACTCACACGAAATACTTTCCCATCTGTTGGGTAGTAGTCTTTAGGGATATCTAATACTGTTAAAAACCCCTGTTCCAATAAGTAATACATATCTTGAAAGTAGGTAAATTCTTTGTACGGGTAAACTCCATACGCTACGAATTGCAAGTACCTAGTCTTAAATTCCTCTGGGTCTTTAAGGCTTAGAGCCCCGGCTGCGTAGTTCCTAGCATTCTTAACTGTCGCGGGGGCGACTACTTCGCCTGTTACTTGTACAATAGGCTCCTTAGTTTCTATTGTTGCGGGTATGTTTAATTCTTTCAAATTATTAGTGATAGGTTGTCCTCTAACTCCGTCTCCGCGTGTTAGCCCTAAACTAAAAACTCCGTTAATATAAACTAAGGATACTGCGGCCCCGTCAAGTTTAGTAGTAGAAATCCCTTCCGTAAACGGAGGATTTTCCCCATCATAAACCTTCTGAAGTGAGTACATTGGAAATGCGTGAGAGACTCCACCAGCGTGCTTAGTCCCTATGCTAAGATAGTTATTCTGTTCTGCTAATGCATCGAATTCTTCATCCGATATAATCGGGTTTCCTTCGTAGTATGCTTTAGCTGCGAAATCTAAATACTCTTTCATTTAATTATTACTCAATCTAATATATATATTATACTCTGTATACTAATGAAAGTCAAGAATTAATATATTTCAGCTAGTAATTCTTTAAAATATTCTACTATAATTTCTTTGCTCTCAGCTAAAGATAAAATCTCTACTAGTCCGGTAAATAGCTCTCTACTATTTTGCATAGTTAAGGGTATGGATATACCTTCGCTAGACGGGGCCCATTCTCCTTCAAAGTCAACATAATATTTTCTTAATTGTAGGTATTCTACATCTCTGAATTCATTTATGACTAATCTAGTCTGGTTATATTCCCCATCCTCTATTACTCTAAAATATATGTCACTCATTTTTTAAAATAGCCGATAAAGGTACTACACTAGTAACATTTTCTGGCTTTATTAATCTATAAGAATCAGTATCCCAGCACCATAACAGTAAAGTATCTTCGCTTTCTTTCGCTCTATTACTTTTTGTTTTTATGTATTTATTGTTAAAATCTATACAGCACATATTATATTTGATCTTGTTAGAATTCTCACTGCGATAAGTAATGCAAGCATCTCCATGCTTGGTCATTAAAGCTATCAATTCAGTTTTTGTCATGTTAACTCCGTTAGGAAGATGGAAAACCTCTTTTTATACCTTCTCTATTAGGAGACAACAAAATACCGAGAACTAGGAAATCCTCGGTATTAAATTTAACCAGCTTTAACTTTACTAATTACTTCCGCAAAATAAAGAGCTGCCTTACCAGTTAGTTTTTCAATAATTTCTGAATTGGGTACCATCCCAGCACTGATAATTGCCTCGTTTAATTGTTGGAACGCAGCCGCCTTACTAGTTTTAGCCCCTTCTTTAGGCTCTTTAGTAGAGGTAGTACTTTTAGTAATATACACCCCAGCTTTAGTAAGGATCATTCTAACTCCGTTAGCAGTTTCTTCTAAATCATCTGCTACTTGTTTAACGATCTCCATCGAATTTTCTGAAGTAGGTTGTGCACTTACGTACATCTCTACTGCTTTCTCTCTTTTAATATCATCCCACGACATTTTCTTTCCTCTACGTTTGTTAATAAATCCAACAGTTTGACCCGTTTCTCGAAGTTGCGCTAAATAAAACCGTTCACCCATTACTTTAGCTCTAGTAAGTTTTTAGAAAGTCTATATCTAAACTCAGAACAGTCCCCTAGTATAAGTACATAAAATAATGCAGGGGACATTAATGCGGATATAATAGAAACAGCCAAAAAATACACTATATAATGCTTGACTATAGGATTTCTTGGCTGTCTTATTTTTACTTCTTTATACACAGGGAAAAAGATACATATTAATGCAAGAATTAATGTAGGAATTATAAATACAGTAATAGCTACTAGCATTTAAAATACTCACAATTGGGACACTCAAATTCTTTTCTATTGCCCTCAGTGAGATATACTTTTAACTCTGTTGTGCAGAGCGGACAGTATTCTTTCTTGTTTTTAACTTTAGGAGGAGCTTTGAACTCTACATAAAATTTATTCATCTAAAATTCTCATAATTTATACAAGTATTATAGCTTAATTCACCTAGATTGTCAAGAATTATTTTTTGGCGGAAGCTCTGAGATTCGAACTCAGGGAGCCTTTCGACCCGACAGTTTTCAAGACTGTTGCAATAAACCTGACTCTGCCAAGCTTCCTATTTTTTAATATTCTTTCTAATTAAGTAACGCAAAACTTTGCGGCATAATTCATCTGTTAGTGAACTAACCGTTAGTTGATCGGTCACTAGTTGCTGTAGTAACTCCTCATATTGTTGTTCGGTCATTATTTCGTTTAGAATTTGTAACTCCACTTAGAGTCGAACTAAGATTAATGGTGTCAAAGACCATTGTAATAAACCATTATACGATGGAGCTATATCGGCTGACTGAGTAACCATCTATACCTATCACCCTCGGCACGCAGTCTATTAATTTCTACCCGCATTTCATCCGCAGTCTGAAAGTCAGACCGGAGCATTTGCGAGCCAACGTATGTACGTAGCCGCTCTATCTCCGCTTC